CCTTGGCCAGAATACTTCTACACAGGTGTTGGTGGACCACCACTTGCTCCAGTTCCTCGTTACCCTTACTACTGCCTATCTGTTGACAGTATGATTCCAACACCAAATGGTGATAAACGTCTTGCTGATTTAAAGATTGGTGACCAGGTTATTTCTGCAAGGTTTGAAGAAATTGACCCTGATGACCCAAATGCTGATTTAATTGTTGACACCTGGAGTTCAGATAACTTTACCTACAAAGAGCTTGATATTACAACTATTGTAAATGTTAGAGAATGGGAAGAAACTGGACGCTATACAATTAACAATAGAATCCAGGTAACTGGCTCTCACCCGTTTATTGCTAAAGAAGCTGCTGACGGTCGATACTACTATACTCGTGCCGCCCAACTTGTTGAGGGAGACATGTTGTTTGATGGAGACCTAGAAGCTTGGATACCAGTTTCTACAATTACCTACGAGCCTAACGTTAGGTTCAAAGTTCGCACATTGAGCACCGAGCCCTATGATATGTTCTTTGCAGAGGGTATACTAGTACACAACAAGTAAAGGATAAACACATGGAATCAAAAATTGTTGCACCAGGAATAGTGTTATTTGAAAACATAGTGCCTGACTACAAAGAATTAATACAGGAAATAGAAACCGTCACTAACTGCCCCTCTAAGGTAATTAGATGGAAAAGAGCCATGGTTGGCTCTGACAAAACAGGTTCTGTACGCAGCGAGTACCGAACTAACTCATCTGTTCACCTACAGGCAGAGTGGGCCACTCTTGAAAACCCAGAGTTAGCAGCAGGCGGAGCACTAGCAGTTAAGATGTTAAACAACATTCAAGACGCGTACAACCTATATAAGGGTTATTACAGTGTCAACTCTGGTGATTTGCCTCTTTCACCAATTATTTTAAAGTATCAAACTGGACAGGAATATAAACTGCACGCTGATGCAGGTGGCGGAAATAACCGAGTTCTATCTTTAGTTTGGTATGTAAATGATGAATATGAGGGTGGGGAGATTGAATTTCCTTATTTTAACTACAAATTAAAACCACCTGCAAATTCCATATTATTTTTTCCTTCTAACTATATTTACGCTCACATAGCTCACCCAGTAAAAGAGGGTACTAAATACGCTGTCGTGATGTGGATATTGGAAGCAACAAATGGCTAAAACAAAATATTTTGCTGATGACGAATTAATGGGCACAAGGCCAGTAGTAAAAGAGCCCGTGATAGTCAGCGACGTGCTTTCACCAGAAAAGTTTCAAGAAACACTAAACACTTTAAACGGGTACTCTCTTGATGAGCTTAAGTACGACCGTTCATTTGGTCGTTTTATGCTAAAGAATCCAGCTGGTCAAATGCCTGACCAGTTATTAGAGCATTGCTTACAAAAAGCAAGAGACATATTTGATAGCCAAACTTTGCTTCCCACCTATTCGTGTTACGTAAGATATAAAGGTGCAAGAGCTAATTTATTAAGACACATGGACAGCAACGCCTGCACCTATACCGTAGATTTATGCCTAACTTCTAGCGTAGATTGGCCACTTTACGTGGAAGACAAAGAGTACCTACTGAAGCCAAATCAAGCGCTGTGTTTTTATGGAGAAGACCAACTTCATTGGAGAGGGCCGTTTCCAGAAAAAGACTCAAACATAGTAGACATGCTTTTTTTACATTACGCTGAGCCAGACCATTGGTACTTTACTCAAGGTCCAGAATACTATCAAAAGATACTTGCTGACACTAGAGCCGCAATGTAATGCCAGTAATAAAGTTCTACCCAACTGATGAAGAGGTAGGCGGATTTGCGCCGCCTCCAGTACCTGTTCGTACTATGATGCCAGAATGGTTTAGAAAACTACCTCCTTATTTAACTAAGGAAAAACAAATCGTAAAAGCAACAGAGGACTCTGCAAATGGCGGTCATTTTGCAAATGTAACTGGCAAAAAGTGTATGTCTATGATTGACACTTTTACCACTGGGTATTATTTTTTATGTCCTGTAGATATTTATATTGATTCTACAGACCCACACAACATCCAAACTAAGTGGAGAAACCCACGTTATGAGTTTATTTTAAGTCACAACCCCGACCAAGTTGGAGACTATCCAACAGATGACACCTTTCATAAAGATATATTGAGGTGGGTTCCTTTTTGGGCAGCCGTAACCCCAGAAGGATATAGCACACTTATAATTACCCCATCACACAGACCAGACCTGCCATTTATGACTATGACTGGGATTATTGATACGGACGGCATGCCGTCAGCTGGGGCGTTGCCATTTCACATTAAAAAAGGTTATAAAGGCATTATTAAACGCGGAACCCCAATTGCTCAGGCAATACCTTTTAAAAGAGAGTCTTGGGAGTCTGAAATTATGGAAGAAAGAAGTCAAGAAGTACGTGATAGATTAAATCTGATAAACTCCACATTCTCGGGAATGTATCAAGACCATATGTGGGAGAAAAAGAACTATAAATGAGTAAGATATCAGAAAGATTTCGCAATAGCGAAAAAGGTAAAAGCCTTCCGCCACCAGTAAGGCCGTGGCATATGCTAAAGACGTCAGAACCTAGAGCTACCGATGAGGTTGCCGCAAGTAGGCTTAGTATCTGTCGAGAATGCCCAGAACTTATTGGGTTAACTAATCAGTGCAAAAAATGCGGTTGCGTTATGAATTTAAAGGTAAAACTTGCTAAAGCCTGGTGTCCGTTACATAAGTGGATGAACACCGATGACCTTGAGGAGTCAAATGAACAATCCCAAGATACTAGTAAGCATAGCTAGTTATAAAGACCCCGAGTTTTATGCAACTGTAAAGTCTCTTTGGGAAACAGCAGAGTTTAAAGACTCACTTGTGTTTTCCCTTGTAGATGAGGATGACGAACCAAAAGACTTTTCTTTTATACCCGAGTCTAATTTAATCTACAGGTATTATCCAGCAACTGAGTATTACGGCGGCCTGTGCTGGGCTAGAAATCTAGCTACACAAGTAGATTTTGATTACGATTATTTTATTCAGTTTGACTCCCACTCAAGGGGAAGACCTGGCTGGGACAAAAGAGGGTTATCAAACTATTTATATTTAACAGCTGCTTTCCCAGAAGAAAAAGTCATGGTCTGTTATGCTCCTCCATCCTACTCTACGGTAGATGGAGTAGATGTTTGGGGAATCTGGGAAGACGAGACCCTGTTTGGTAGACGTGCCACGCATTACAGCAGTTTGGCTCCTGGATATGAGTTCCCTGGTTACGCTGGTCTTCGCGGCACTGAAATTGCCAAAACTTATTGGACTACCTGCATGTACATATTTGCTCCAAAAGCTTGGGTAGATGAAGTTGGGGTTGATGGTGCGGGTTCTTTTAATACTGAGGAGTTTAATCAATCACTTAGAACATTTGCTAAAGGATGGTCTGTCTATGCGGTTGGCGCTAAGGATGTATTTCACCAACACCATGACGCCCCTCTAAGAGATGAGACAAAGAGGGTTAGAAGGCCGTGGGGAGACAGTAGAAGCGACGCTTACTGGAAACATGTAGTTGAGGCTACAAATCATTTAGGCAGGATTTTAAAGGGCTTAGAAGATGTGCCCCTACAAAAGGTAGAGGAGTTTTTTGAGGTAACTGGTATGGATAAAGTTTGGATGTCTATATCAGGAGACTATTATAAAAGCGTAAGCATGGACTTCATAAAGTATCGCGGTGTTCCTCCACACCCTTCTAGAAAAGGCATGCCGCCTCATCCCTCTGATGAGTAGTTAGCCCTGACAAGCCGTAAATACTCTTAGACAATAGGAAAGGCGCCCCCGATATCAGGCGTTCACTACCACTCTAGAGAATAGGTACAACATGTCAGTAGACTCTTCAGGTCGACAGGCCGTTGATTTTGTATGGGGCAATATCCCTATGCAACCAAACGACGACCGAGCAGCGACCATTACAAACACAGGCGGCTCTACGGGCGACTATGGTTGGGCTCAAACCACCAAAGTTGCAAGCGCTCGTCTAAACCCTGCTGTAGATAACCACTCAAATGTTGAGGCTGGTTGGGCTGGATACCCTTCATTTATTCCAGCTGCAGGTAACTATATGGTTACCGAAGCTTCAGGAAATGGAACAACTGTTACCTACAAAGCACAGAATAAGCTTGCCGCTGGTGACGTCGTAAACATTACTGGGCTTACAGCATCTTCATACAATCTTTCAAGCGCAACTGTAGCAAGCGCTAACGCCCTACAGTTTACAGTTACTAATGCAGCTAACGGCGGCCTTATTACAGGTCAGCGCGGCAAGGTTGAGTCAACAACTGCTGTTTCAGCAGCTGATGGCGTAGGTCTTGGAAACATCATCGTTCCTGACGTTCTTGGTATGACAACAGCAGTAGCTTTGGATGCCCTACAGGACGCTGGTTACGAGCTAGCTAATATCACTACAGCTACAGCAGCTACAAACGCTGCAGGCGTTGTAACAGCAGCTTCTCGTACAGCAGGTTCTGGCGTTACAACAATCACAGACTCATCACACGGATGCAACAATTACTATCACCCCTTGGGCTGCTGCTTCCTAATAGCGCCCAACAAAAAAGCCCCCCGCGTTCTGCAGGGGGCTTTTTTCTTTTAAACTAGTCTATTGTCGGAAACTCCTTATAGAAGTTTTCGAATCTTTCTCCATTTGTCTGGCCTGGGTACACCTTCCACGATGTCCAGTCCTGTCCTTGATTTGACATGTAGTACGCAATCTTTGCGTTTGCTACAGGGTCAAGGAGGTCTTTGTTAGATTTTAGGTTGAATTTTTCTCGCCTATCCGCTCCTAGGTCACCAAGCATATTGATTTGGAAGACGCCATATGAGTTGTCTCCCGTGTTCGTATTGTCGTTGTGGGCAATAGGTCGGCCATTGGATTCTTTCATCGCAACAGCCCAAGCAGTCCTGAGGGCCTTTCCCTCAAACCCGACCGCTTGAAGCAGGTCTTTAAGTTCACCTTTGTCTAATGACTTGGCGTCCTTAAACTTAGCCAACGGGTCAACAACTACGACTTGTGGTCGCACTGTTTCTTGGGTAACCGTTTCTGCTCTTGCTGCTGCAAGTACAACAGGGCTCCCAATCAATACCATGACATAGGCCACGATAATTGCCAGCTGGCTTGTTTGCTCTTTGCTGATATTAAGCATTTGATTGCTCCTCTCAGTAGTGGCAAAAGGCTCCATTACTGGAGCCTTTCAAGGTCTAGACTGCCACAGAGTTACAGCCACGGTCAAGTTAAGCCACGCTTAGAAAAAATATTTTTTTTACGCTGACATAAAGAAAATCTCAGTATTTAATATAAATACGGTATTTCTGCATTTTATTGCTACACGGACGACATACATGCGTATTCTATATTTAACTATCAAAGGAATTTATGCAGATGTCGTTAATGGATTGGGCAGCTACTCTAGCTAGCTTATCCGCATTTGGCGCCGCACTTGTCGCAGCCACATCGTGGGTATTAAGAAACTACCTAAAAAATTACGTCCACGAGTTGAAGCCCAATGGGGGCTCCTCGATGAAGGACACCATTAATAAGATTCACGCAGAGCTAACCGACCTACGGATATCTGTAGCCCGTCTAGAGGGCCGTTTTACCCAGCACCTAGAAGACGGAAAAGAGTAATTTAGCCTGACATTACATTTCTCCTGAGGCACACTAGTAGTTGACTTAAAAGGAGATTTTCATGGCAGAACAAGGTACCGCCGCTAGACTTGTAGAAGTTGCTCTAGCCGAGGTTGGATACATCGAAGGTCCAAAGGACAACGAGACCAAATACGGTAAATTTACTAAAGCCAATTATCAGCCATGGTGCGGCAGCTTTGTTATGTGGTGCGCCAACGAAGCTGGCGTAAAAGTTCCAAATACTGTTTATACCCCAGCGGGCGCTGCGTCTTTTAAAAAGTCTGGCCGCTGGTTTGAAGATAATCCACAGCCTGGAGACATCGTTTATTTTGATTTCCCAGCAGATGGCGTCGATAGAATTTCACACGTTGGTATCGTTGTAAAAGACAACGGAGATGGAACTGTAACCTGCGTAGAAGGAAATACCGCAGGAGACCCTAAGGGTAATCAGCGCAATGGCGGCGAATGTTGCAAAAAGATTCGCGCTTATAAAAAGAACAACGCTAAAAAACTAACAGTTGGAATTGTTGGTTTTGGTCGTCCTAAATTTGCTGGAAGTACCGCTGCTGCGCCAGCAACAGAAGCAAACGTCTGTCCTACTTGCAAGCAGTCAATTCGATAAGGAGCTAAATATGAACAAAGCAGTTTTGGAATCCTACGCACGTAACTTGCTTGGTCAAGTTATTGGTGCAGTAATGATTGTTATGCAAACTAGTGGTGCAGCAACCCCGCTAGCTTTTGGAGCTTCAGAGTGGCTTTTAGTAGCTAATGCTCTTTGGGCATCTTTAGTGCCAGTCGCACTTCGTTGGGTAAACAAGAAAGACCCAGCATTTGGCCGCGTTGCAGACGCCGCTGCTGCTGAAATTACTAAGAAAATTGCAGCTGAAATTAAAAAATCAGCTAAGAAGAAGTAAGGAAAGCAAACATGGCATCAAAAGTACAATGCGATAATTGCGATAAGTCAGCAACCTATACTTGCGCTGACCCTGGAGTAAACGCTGTTAACTACTGCACTGACTGTCTACCATCATGGTTGGTAGAAAGAGCAGAGGCTGGTCACTTTCCACTAGTCGAGCAGATACCTGGGACTGAAAAGCCACGTAAAAAAGCTGAAGTAAAAGAAGAAGCAACTTCGGCAGATGAAGGTAATTAGAAGACAAGCTGTACAGGTTCACCCCGTCCCAGACAGGATAATGGAACCACAAGGCCCTTTTCCTAAAGAGCTTTTTAGAGAACAGCGTATAGTCACTGACTATCAGCCTGCCTATGGCGAAGACGGCGCAGACGTGCCCGTAGGCGGCACCGTACAAAATAATTATGAGCGTGTTATGCGCTGTTCTCGTTGTTTTGAAAAAGTGCTACAGTCTGAGACTAAAGACCATATCTGCAAGGACGTAGACGAAGATGCCGAAGAAGTACAAGAGTTATAACAACCCTAATTACTTTAGGCGTGCTGCTGACCAATCTAATAGGGTATTAAACCTATCTCAAGCATTTGCTGAAAAACTTGGTGTTGAATCACCAATTGATAAGGCGTTCTCTGCCGCTATCCCTATGGAGATATCTCAAGGATTTAGACAAGTAACAGCAAACACTTCTAACCCATCTCGTCCAAGAGCGCAGGCTATTGCGTACAACTCCGAGACTAACACCCTGTATGTTGTGTTTAGAGATGGAACTTGGTGGGAGTATAGAAACTGTCCTGCCATTCATTGGCAAAACTTACAAACAACAGATTCAACAGGTAAATATCTTAGAGAAAGCGGATTAGACGCTTGGCCAGATATGGGGCCTGCAAATGTTTCAGACTTGCCAGAAGACGGTGGGCTATCCGCATCATCAAAAGAGTTGCTAAGCTATGCAGCAGAAGTATCAAAGAGAATGCAGGCAGATACGGAGTTCTAAACCTTGAAATCATTTGGACCACTATATGTAGGCAAACTCAGATACTGGCATAAAAAAGCCTTACCAGTAATAGAGGTTGGTACAACCCAAGAAACTGACTACCCTTTTCGTAAAGGCAAGTGTCTAGTTGTAAGGGCTCCTTTTACAGAGCCTGGGTACTATTGTGGTATCTTTTACAGCAAGCCAGAAGTGTCGCCTGATGACGACGAGGCTATAGATAAGATATTCTTAGACGCCATGAAGGGCAGAAAAGCCTGGGTACCTGAGGACGGAGCATATGATGAGTTTTTTTAAAAAAGAACCTTGGGTAAAGCCTTTCCCTGAAAAAGTTGCCAAAAGAGTCTCCAGAATACCTACTGCCGAACTAGAGATGTGGGCAGAGCAGGCAATGATTGAAATATCTAGATGCATGTCTGGTTACTCTAAAAACAGGGACCAGCTATATATTGACGAGGCTTTAAAAGGCTCTGAAGCTTTGCATGCCGTCATTGACGAGTTGCATCGCCGCGTGACTATCAAATAGGATTATGATAGACTTAGTCTTGCCTCTCTCTTCCTCTCCCGTGTGATGGCCAAAAAGCCTGGGTTTTATGAATCCAGGTTTTTTGTTTTCCCCTAAACTTTCCATATGGAGAACTACAACGTGCTAGAAGATGAAGACGACCAATTCTTTCCTGACGATGAGTTAGATGATGAAGAAGAGGTTTCTCAAGAAGAGCCCGAAGAGGAACTAGATGAGCTCTCCAAAGAATTTGTTAAAAAGCTTATAGATAAAACTATTACTTTTATGAATGCCCTAGTTGGGCACGAGTTGCACCCATATCAAATGCCTTTAGCACGTCGCATCATTGAGTCGGTAATCATCAATGACGGCGAAGAAATAACAGCACTCGCAGCACGTCAGTCAGGTAAATCAGAAACTATTGCTAACACCGTAGCTACATTAATGGTTCTATTACCTCGCCTTGCAAAAATGTATCCAGATTTACTTGGTCAATTTAAAGATGGTATTTGGGTAGGTATGTTTGCTCCTGTTGAAGGTCAGGTAGAAACTCTATTTGGTAGAACTGTTAATAGGCTTACTATCAATCTCTCCTATGTTGGCTTACTACTCAGGAACCATGGTTAAAACGGGAACCCCTACTACAAGTAAAAATAACTTTTATCGCTCTATCCAATTAAATAAACGCAGACAGACAGCAAGGTCTGTTCGTATGAACCACTTTGAGTGGGACTACAAAGATGTCTCTAAGTACAACGCTAACTACGCAAAGTTCATAAAGAAAGAGATGCTACGTATCGGAGAAGACTCTGATGAGTTTCAGATGTCTTATAACTGTAAGTGGCTACTTGAAAGAGGAATGTTCGTTACCTCTGCAATCATGGACGAACTTGGAGACACATCTCAAGAGACAGTTAAAGCCTGGCACCGTTCCCCAGTTGTAGTTGGGATTGACCCAGCCCGTAAACTTGACTCTACTGTTGTTACCGTTGTCTGGGTAGATTGGGACCGCCCAGATGAGTTTGGGTATTTTGACCACCGTGTCCTTAATTGGTTGGAGTTACAAGGCGATGATTGGGAAGACCAGTATTTTCAAATCACGAATTTTTTGGGGAATTACGACGTACTTGCTGTTGGCGTGGACGCTAATGGTGTTGGTGATGCAGTTGCTCAACGACTCAAACTCCTCCTCCCAAGAGCAGAGGTTCATGCCCTAAACAGCAGCCAACCCGAGCAATCTAAGCGTTGGAAACATCTAAAAGCTCTAATTGACAGACGAATGATTGGCTGGCCTGCTCACGCAAAGACTAGAAGACTGCGCACATGGAAACGCTTTTACCAACAAATGACAGACTTGGAAACTAAATTTACTGGACCTAACTTCTTAGCGCATGCCCCTGACGAAGCCCACGCCCACGACGATTATGCGGATAGTTTGGCTATAGCCGTGTCCCTGACCCTAGATATGACCATGCCTTCCGTAGAAGTGTCCACCTCGCCGTTCTTTTCTAGGTAGTTACTACTTTAGCCTGACTTTACGGCAAATACGTAGGACACTTTTATACGAGGTCCTCAACCTTTATATAAGGAGTATAAAAATGGCAATTGCCCCAACCCCTAAGTTCCCTGAGCGTCCAGGAAATATTTACGACCGTAAAGTTTCTGCAGCGACTCCTGGACAGCGTGGCCCACTTCGTTTTGAAGAAGGCCTTGCAACAGATACAGACATCCCAACACAGTTTACTAATGGTGCTATGCAGGGCTATGAGCCAGCTGCAGGACGCCCTAATCGTAATAAGCCAGTGCACACAAAGACCGCAGAGGAAACAATGCGCGAGCGTGCACACGTTGGTTCAGCTGCATGGGTAGAAGCACCACAGAATCTTTCTGAGTTTTCTGCTGGAGCTTTTGCAGACCACGGTGACAACCGCTTCGAACAAGAAGTTCGCAACGGCGCTCGCCAGTATAAGTCTAACCCAGCAGTAGTCGAAGACTAATAAAAGAGCTAACCCACCCCTGCGCAACATTCCAGCGCAGGGTTGGTCCTCTTTCTATTTAAGGATTAACTATGGCACTGATTCAAGGTAAAGAAGTAAAGAAGACGGAAAAGCAGGAACCTGCTAATCCAAAACTTTATAACATGGTAGTTGCGCAGGCTCGCGCCAAGTTCACCACTTATCCTTCCCCTGCCGCCGCCCACTGGGTTCGTTCTCGTTATAATCAACTTGGTGGTCAGTATGTTAAATCCAAGAGGGAAGTAGACCCTCGTTTTCGCGACTACGCCGCTGAAGAAAAAAAGAAAAAGGAAGACCAACAAAAGAAGAAGGTCACCAAGAAGGTGGGTAAGGGTAATATCAGAGGCGAGCGCTTCCGCTAAAATAAATAGCGTGGTACCCTTTCCTGGTTGTTTTAAGAAAAAGGTGGATAGTTGAGCGGCATTGATTTTTCTCCCCCAAGTTATAGGGCAGCGTCCTCTGACTTAACTATTTCCATTTCCCCGTTAGGATTGGTGGAGCTTGCAGATGAAGAATTCGAAGTTCATGGTCCGCGTCTTAATCGTTATTCTCTTAACTGGGCTATGTATCTTGGCCACCACTACTCCTATCGCAGGCAGGTAGGCGACGCTCAACTAGTACTTAATTACTACCGAGCATTCACAGATTTTATTATTAACTTCACCTTTGGTAAAGGTGTTAATTTCCGTTCCCCAAAAGAAACAGAAGCAATTGTTCCAGATATCTTAGAAAGAGTTTGGGAAGTAGATAACAATAAAGCAACAGTTCTTTGGGAGATGGGACAGCAAGGCTCTGTATCTGGAGACTGTTTTGTTAAAGTAGCATACGAAGAAGCTTGGACAGACTCCTCTGGTTTTGGACACCCAGGACGTGTTCGTATTCTTCCGCTTAACGCATCTTTTTGTTTTCCAGAGTTTCACCCACATGACCGCGAACGTCTCATCCGTTTTAAATTAAAGTATCGTTTTTGGGGTACTTCTCTTGAAGGCACACGTCAAGTGTTTACTTATACTGAAATCCTCACTGATGACATTATTGAGGAGTATATAAATGATGAACTTATTGACTCGCGCCCTAATCCGCTTGGTGTTATTCCCGTTGTTCATATGCCAAATGTTCGCGTTAGTGGTAGCCCTTGGGGTCTTAGCGATTGTCATGACGTTATTAATATTAACCGTACTTATAACGAGACTGCTACTGACATCGCTGACATCGTTAATTATCACGCTGCTCCCGTCACAGTCATCATTGGTGCCAAAGCTTCACAATTGGAAAAGGGCGCTAACAAGGTCTGGGGTGGTCTACCAAAAGACGCAAAGGTAGAAAACCTAGAAGGTGGAGCACAAGGTCTTAAGGGCGCTATGGATTTCCTAGCAATGCTTAAGAAGTCTATGCACGAAATGATTGGTATTCCTGAAACTGCTTTAGGTCAAGCACAGCCTATCTCTAACACATCTGGCGTTGCTCTGTCTATCCAATTCCAGCCTTTAATGAACCGCTACCACCAAAAGATTATTCAGTATGCACGTGGTCTTGAGCGCATTAATGACCTAATACTTAGAAGTATTGCTATTAAAGAACCAGAGCTTTTTATCTGGGACCCAACTAGAAACGTTAAACTTAAGAAGGGACAAGTTGACAGACTTGACCCTAATGACCCATTGACTTACCTCACATATGTACATTTCCCACAACCTCTGCCACTAGACAAGTTGATTGCGCTTAATGAAGTCCAGTCGATGCTGTCTCTAGGTCTTGAGTCTAAGGAAGGTGCGCTTCGCACCCTCGGTGAAGAGTTCCCAACTGAAAAACTTAATGAAATTCGTCAGGAACTCCTTGACAGTACCAGAAGAGTACGAAAAGTAAAGCGTTTACGCAGACATTTTCGTATTAAAACGCAAAAATAGAAACAACGTTAGGTCATACGTGCTCTCACATCGGATAACGACCCCTAGGATGTAAAGGATAAATATGGAAACAGCACAAGCTAATGCTGAAGCCTTTGCGGCTGAAGCAGGGACAGTTCCAGTCGTAGCTGAGTCGTCAAGCAACCCTGTTGTCGCTGACGCACCTACTACTAAGGCAACTTCCAAGTTTTATACGGAAGATGATTTGGCTAGAGTTCGTAGCCAAGAAAAGGAAAAACTCTACCCTCAGATTGATAAGCTGAAGGAAGAACTAGACACTATTAAGAAAGAACGTGACGCAGAACTTGCTGCACGTGCTGCTGAAGCAGAAGCAAAAGCAAAAGCTCAGCAAGAAGCTCTTGAAAGTGACATGGATGTTCGTTCTTTGCTTAAGCAAAAAGAGTCAGAGTGGCAGGAGCAGTTGGAGCGTGAGCGCCAAGAGCGTGAACGTGCCTTTGCTCTTCTGGAACGCGAAAAGTCTTTTGCTGACCTCCAGAACTACCGTGCACAACGTGTAGATGCGGAACGCGAAGCTATTATTCCTGAACTCATTGACCTCATTAGCGGAAATAGTCGCGAAGAGATTGATGCATCAGTAGAAGGATTAAAAGAGCGTTCAGCAAGAATTCTTGAATCTGCGCAGTCAGCTATGCAGAACGCAAGGAGAGAAATGACGGGGACAAGGGTAACTACCCCGCCAGCTGGACCACTGGACACACAATCGGACCAAAGAAACTTTACGGCTGAAGATATTCAGTCAATGTCGATGAACGAATACGCAAAATACAGAGAACGTATCATGAGCGACACCGCACGTGGTAAGTCTCGCGGATTGTTCGGTTAGACCCAATAAATCCAAAACCAAACTAATAAGGAGTCACAAGTAAATGGCATCTGGTATTACGGGTACTGGCAACCTTGCCGCAGCCCCTACAGCATACTCAGGTACTAACACCCAGCTGACTCAGGCGATTCAGACAATCTGGTCCAAGGAAATCTTGTTCCAGGCAATGCCTATCCTTCGCTTTGAGCAGTTCGCAGTCAAGAAGACTGAACTTGGTGTTGCACCTGGTTTACAGATTAATTTCCTACGCTACAACAACCTCGGCTTTGCAAACAGCCTAGTTGAAGGTGTTCGTATGCAGACAAACGCATTGACTGCACAGCAGTTCTCAATCACAGTAACCGAGCATGGTTATGCTCTTGCTGTGTCAGAACTTCTTCTCAATGCTTCATTTGACGACGTAATGGCATCTGCTTCACGTCTACTAGGTCGTAACATGGCTATCTATCTAGACCAGCTATCACGCGACACCCTCTACGCTGCAACCTCAACCATTTATGGTGAGAGCCGCGCTAACCTTTCAGCTGTTAACAACTGGTACGCATATGGCGATACTGCTGCTAACCGTGCTGCAATGACTGGCGCTTTCTACTTGACACCACACACTGTCAAGGATGCAGTTGAGAGCCTATCAACCAAGAACATACCACGCCTCGGCGAAACATACGTTGCGTTTGTTCACCCACACCAGAGCCGTAGCCTACGCGATAACCCAGAGTTTATCGAAGTTACCAAGTACGCTGCTCCAGGTAACTTTATGCTTGGTGAAATCGGTCGTTTGTACGATTGCGTATTCATCGAAACCACACAGGTTCTTAAGGTTGCTGGTGGCGCTGGTACTAACTACACCGCTGATACAACTGTTGCTAACCCAACAGTAACTCCTGGTGGAGGTTACATCACACCTGCTACCCGCGATGGCGGTATTCTTGACTTCGGTCGTGAGCATGCTCTTGCTTGGTACTCAATCTTCGGTCTTGGTCTAATCACTGACCAGTCTGTAATTATTGCAGAAACCAACTAATTAAGTAGGGGGCGGGCCTAAAAATCCGCCCCCACTTTTCCCCCATCGAGCTATTAATTAGGAGAATATAAATGGCAAGTAAAGTAAAACCAACAGATGTTACTGGACGTAGTCGCGAAAAGTTAGCAGCGGATAATGCTGAAGCTCTAGTTGCTCGCGCACAGGAAATGTCCATGGCTACTGCCGAAGCACAGATTAAACTGGAAACAGAAGTAGTTGACGCTACTGTTCCTAACAGACCAACTGTTATTGTTGATGACCCAACTGTCATTGATAAGAGTGATGAGTCAGTCGTTATTCGTGTTGTTGAAGACATTGAATCTATGACTCTTGGAGCAGGAAACTACTACAGCTTTAAAGCTGGACAAAAATATAAAGTGTCTCGTCAAGTTGCTCAGCACCTTGAAGAAAAAGGCTATCTAGCTGGAGTAATCTAAGCTAGGAACTTACACTTAATTCGGCGGAGCGGCGGACAGCAATGTCCGCTTCTTCGTTAGTCAGATGTAGTAAAGGAGTGAATTAAGTGGCTTTAATGTCCGACCTAGTGTCGAGAGTTCGTCTTGAACTAGGAGACCTTCCTAAAGAATTTAATTTTGTTACCACCGCTGATGGTAATACTAAAGATTTTTATTTAAACGCAAAACCTGTAGAGCCATATACCCTCTACGTAACTGTACTTGACTGTGCGGTTCCAGCCCCTTCTGGTTATAAATTAGAAAAAGACCAGGGCATATTACATTTTAGAGAACCACTTGATTCTGGTAATGTACTCAACGTCCACGGTGTTAGCTACCGTTATTTTACAGACTCTGACATTGAGCGTTTTATTAACACTGCAATAGACCAGCACACTCACGAGCGCACCGACAAATACGGAACTCGTGTAACAATTAAAAGCATTGAACCTGTAGAAGAGTATCCAATTGCTATTCTTGCAGTTATTGAAGCTTTATGGGCTTTATCAACTGATGCAGCTTTTGATATTAATATTATGGCTCCAGACGGAGTAATGATTCCTCGTTCTCAAAGATATGAACAATTAACTAATATGGTTAATCAACGCTGGGAGCAATACAAGCAACTATGCGCTGCCCTTAATATAGGGTTGTGGCGTATACAGATTGGAACCCTACGCCGCACAAGTCGTCGTACTAACAAACTTGTTCCTATCTATATTGGCCAAGAAATTGACGATAGTAGAAAACCAGAGAGAGTTTGGCTTCCAAACGACGTCCTTGGCTACACACCTCCCCCAACTACCGCTGAGGTATATGACATTGTTATGTACCAGGGAGACTACTACGAGCAGATTATTGACTTCGCTTTTGATGTTACTGGGCTTGATTGGAAAGCTGAAATACGTACTTATCCAAATTCACCAGCTAGATATGCCACCTTTGATGTTACAATTCTAAATGCGGCACAAGGAAGAATTAAGATATCGTTAAATAGCGATAAAACTAAGTACCTTCCTGTTCGTGCGTTTTGGGATTTACAAGCAACCAGGTCAAATGACCCAACCTGGGAGCACACATACTTAAAGGGTCAGGTATTTGTAACTCAACAGGTAACGGTGGATTAGAGTGTCAGAAGAGATTATTGTTGTAGGGCCAGATAACAGCGCTTGGTATCCAACCGCTACTGGTCCAACTTCTCCTGCACCAACAGGTGGCACAGGCCCAACTGGTCCTACTGGACCAACTGGTAGAACAGGTGCAACAGGTCCGACTGGTGCTACAGGTTTATCTGGTGTTTCTGTAACAGGTCCACAAGGACCTACAGGTGCTATGGGACCAACAGGTCCAACAGGTATTGCTGGTTCTCCTGGTCCTACTGGTGCTACTGGACCACAAGGTTTTTCTGGTATTCAAGGTGCTACTGGTCCAACAGGCCCTTCTGGACAAGTAATCACTATTCGCGGTGAGTATCCAACACTTAATGATTTAACAACCGCTCATCCAACTGGTCAACCAGGTGACGCATATCTTCTTGCCAACGGCAATTTAATTATTTGGAATCCAACCCTAAATGGAACTGGTGGTTGGCAGAACGTAGGTAACCTAGAAGGACCAACTGGTCCTGCTGGTGTTACTGGTCCTACTGGTCCACGTGGTCAACAGGGTGTACAAGGTCCTGTTGGTAATCCTGGTTTAACTGGTGAGACAGGTCCTACTGGACCACAAGGCCCAACTGGTCCTCAAGGTGCACGTGGTGAAACTGGTCCTATTGGTCCTACTGGTGTTGCTGGTCTTGTAGGTCCTACTGGTGCAACAGGTCCTCAAGGTTTATCAATTACTGGTCCAACAGGTCCACAAGGTAAAGCGCTTACACTTCTTGGAAGTTTTGCCGATATCAATGCTTTGAATCTTGCGTACCCACAAATTTCTCGTCAAACTGGTGACACAGCGTTTATTGGAACAACGTTTTTTTATTGGACAGAGGGAAGCGGATGGGTTGCTTCATCTAATCTAATTGGACCTACTGGTCCTACTGGAGCTGTTGGTCCAACAGGTGCAGCATCAAACGTAACAGGTCCTACAGGTTTAACAGGTGCAACTGGTGCCCAAGGTCCACTTGGTCCTACAGGTCCTCAAGGAAATGTTGGTGCCACTGGTCCTACAGGAGCAGCATCTACTGTTCCTGGCCCAACAGGTCCAACAGGAACTACACGCCCTGTAACAAGTGTTGCTTTTACTAACCAAGGTGTTTGGAGCTCTTTAGCAACTTACGTTCTTAATGATGGAGTTTCTTACAATTCTGAAACTTGGGTTTTAACAAACGTTGCGCAGTTTACTGTTGGAACAGTTCCAAATGCTGACGGTAGCGGTTGGGCACTTTATGTTAAAGGTGACAGAGGTGCAACTGGTCCGCAAGGTTCTGCAGGTTTGCCAGGTGCTATTGGTCCTACAGGTGCTCAAGGTCCGCAAGGTATTCAAGGCCCTACAGGTCCACAAGGTACCGCAGGTACTCCAGGTTCAGTTGGTACTGCGGGTGCAACAGGTCCTACAGGTCCTGCTGGTGCCTCTATTTACATTCTTGGTTCTTATCCAGATTACGCATCATTAGCAGCAGCTCAACCTCTTGGTGGAGTTGGCGATGGTTATTTAGTAAACGGTGTTCTATTTATATGGGGCGGTTCTTCTTGGGTTAGCGCTGGTGCTATTCAAGGACCAACTGGTCAACAAGGTCCACAAGGTATTCAAGGTGCAACAGGACCACAGGGTGACACTGGCCCACAAGGACCTCAAGGTATTCAAGGCATTCAAGGACCAATTGGTCCTACAGGATTAACTGGCGCAACTGGTGCGCAAGGAACACAAGGTATTCAAGGTATACAGGGTGTAACAGGTCCAACTGGTCCTCAAGGACCACAAGGTGTTACTGGTCCAACTGGTATTCAAGGACGCGGTCTTGCAATCCTTGGTTCATTTGATACTTTTGCACAGTTAACTGCAACAATCACAAGTCCAGTACTTGGTGATGGATATTTAATTCAAGGTCAATTATATGTTTGGCAAGGTTCTGCATGGATTAACGCAGGATTTGTTCAAGGACCAACAGGACCTACAGGTCTTACAGGTGCACAAGGACCAACTGGTGCGACAGGCGCTGCATCTACAGTTCCTGGACCTACGGGTGCAACTGGTCCTACACCATTTACCGTTATTGGAACATGGCAATCTGGTATTTCTTACACGCCAGGTCAAGCGGTTTTCTATGACACTCCAACATTAAAGGGAACCTATCTACGCAGAAATAATGCATCTACCGCTGGAATTACTCCGCTAGATGACCCAGCAGGTTGGCAAGTAATTGTTGCCGCAACTATTGGACCAACTGGAGCTACAGGTCCACAAGGTTTAACTGGTTTACAAGGTCCTACAGGTGAACAAGGACCGCAAGGTATAACAGGTCCAACAGGAAGTCAGGGTTTACTAGGTCCAACAGGCCCTACAGGCACTACACTACTTAATGTAGATGGTGGCGGCCCTGCAACTAATTATGGAGGAGTCATCACTATTAACGGTGGAGGAGTTGACGGTAACTAATGGCAATTAAATTACAATTACGTCGTGGAACTGCATCTGAGTGGTCTTCAACTAACCCTCTACTTTCAGAAGGTGAACTCGGTCTTGAACTTGACACTGGAAAGTTTAAGGTTGGTAATGGAACTCAAAACTGGAATGCGTTAGTATATGCATCTGGTATTCAAGGACCAACAGGACCACAGGGACCAGCTGGCGCTAACGGCGTTGCTGGTGCAAACGGTGCTGCAGGACCTCAAGGTCCAACAGGACTTCGCGGACCAACAGGTGCTCAAGGACCTGCTGGAGACGGAGGAGTTGGACAACTACTAGCTATGGATGCGCAGTTAGAACTTGGAATTTTCTTTCCGCGTTATTCACAGACTCGTACAACTACCGTTGTTCAAACCGTTATTCCACCGATTACGTTAATTTAGGAAGGTATTAATTAATGGCACGTAATATTGCGCCCGAAGATTATGTCTTTAACCCAACAACAAAGACAATCACTATTGAGCGTTACATCAAGAAAATTCACATCTTCCTTATTGTTAACGCAACAACTAACCAGATTCTTTTTAATTTTTCTGACCCAAACCTTAAAGCAACAGTAAGTTACGTTTATCCTGATGTAAGCGTTTCTAATCCTTTTGGAAATACAGACTACAAAACTATTATTCAGCTAGACCCTTCCCTTAACACAACGGGGATGCTGTCAACAGACACTCTTCAAGTTGTTGTTGACGACGAAAATCAAAAAATTACCTTTGATGATACCTTTATTGACGGCGCTCAAAAACTTCGTACTTCAACTCCACAGTCTCTTATGGATACTGACTTTGAGTACTCAGTACAGCCATCTAAGTGGGAGGCTCTTTTCCTACACAACAACTATCCATCATTCTTTGCAAAAGGTACTGGCGGTAACTCCCTTGATATTGTTTCAATGGTTGGAAACGGAGTTCGTCCACGTTCCACTATTACAGTGACCACTCTTCTCCCACACGGACTTGTTCCTGGACAGGTAGTGTCAGTCCAAGAAACACTTAACTATCTTGCAGAAGGTACTTCTTTAATTACATCTGCGCCAACACCAGAAACCTTTACCTACACCGCTCGCGGCGTTGTAGCAGGGGACATTCTTTCTGGAACTCTTACAAGCGTTTACGGTGGAGATATATTTGATGGTGCCCACATTCCTGGAGGAAACTTTCCTATTGGCGGTGTCTCAACTCTAAATACTTTCCGTGCGACAACCGATGGTGCTTCGCCTATATCAAAGGTGACTGTAACATTTAATAATCCGCACGGAGTTTATCCAGGCGCCCTTATTGTTGTATCTGGTACTCAGAGTTTTGACGGTAACTGGTCAGTAAGCGAAGTGCCAACAACTACAACTTTATCTTTCCAACTTGACCGTCAACAATCAGCAATCTCTGTTCCATCAACAGCTATTATTTTAACTAAAGGCGACGGTTATATTGTTCACAGACCGTTTGATGGCGGTGTATCTTTAACAACTGGTACCAATACAATGGGTAACCAAGTTATTCGTCAGACTCGACGTTACTTCCGTTACCAGTCTGGTAAAGGACTTCAGTTCTCAACAGGTGCTCAATTAACTCCTGTTTTTGACGTAGAACAGATGTACCTAAACGGAGGTTCAGTAGGTCCAGCAATTGTTACAGTAAAAACTGTACAAGACCACGGCTTGCAAGCTGGTGTAGGAATTCAAGTTGAGGGCGTAATAACTCGTGGACACTACAACCCATTTAATGGTGAAAACTTTGTTGTTACTCAGATTATTGATGTAAACACCTTTACTTATGCAGTTAATCTAACTCAAACAGTTCCTCTTGTTGACCAAAATCCAGCTGGTATTAACGTATACGTTCACGCTCGTACCTGGTACGGAGCTGTTACACGTACAGGTATGTTTGATGACCAAAACGGCTTTTACTTTGAATATGACGGAACTAAAATGTATGTTGGTCGTCGCCACTCAGAAAAAGAAGGTATTGGTCGCGTTAACGTTACTCAAAACTCTTCTTTCGTAGAAGGTCTTTCTACTCAATTTAGAAAACAGCTTGTAGTAGGTCAGTCAATTGTTATTAAGGGTGCTGTCTATAAAGTTGTTCAAATTAACTCTGCAACATCTCTGAATATTGCACCTGCCTATAAAGGTGTAAGTGGACGTCGCACAAGATTTATGATTGTTCAAAATGAGCGTGTTCCGCAAGAAGAGTGGAATATTGACCGTTTTGATGGAACAGGTCCTTCTGGTTACAAGCTAGATGTTGGTCGTATGCAGATGGTCTTCATTGACTATACATGGTATGGTGCTGGAACCATTCGTTGGGGAATGCGTGGCGTAAACGGAAAAGTTTTCTGGTGTCACAGACTTCCAATGAACAACGTTAACAACGCTGCTTACCAGCGTTCAGGTAACCTACCTGCTCGTTACGAAGTCTCTAATGACCCTAACTACTTCTCACGTATGTTAGCTGGAGGGGCTGCGGGAACACTTGGGTCACAGCTTGGTCCAGATGACACAGTAATTTGGGTTGAAAACACCAAGGACTGGCCACCAGCTGGTTACATCTATGTGCGTGACAACCAAAACTGCGAAATTATGCGCTACTCGTCAGTAGGTGCATATGACCCTGCTAAGTACGCTGCACCAATTTATATTGCTGAGCGTCGCGCATCTATTACCCAGATTTACCCAGACATTCCATTTACATTCTCTGGAACAAAGACTCGCGTAACATTTACGCCCGACTCTTCGTTTACAGGTGTTGGTGGAGATGCTCAGGTTGCAGTTCAATCGATTACTCAGAACTGCGCACCAATTATCAGCCATTGGGGTTCATCAGTTATTATGGATGGTCAGTTTGATGATGACGTATCATTTATCTTTACTGGTGGTATGACTAAGCTTCTCAACGTAGCGGCTGGTGTTACCCGTCCGCTAGTAGCTGTTCGTTTGGCGCCGACTGTTGATAACGCTATTGCTCGTAACTATGGTATTCGAGAACTTGCCAACCGCATGCAGTTGAAGATGAACTCAATTGGTTGTACCACTAACGGACAATTCCGTATTGATGGTGTTCTTAATCCAGCAAAAATTGAGTACACTAACTGGACTCCTGCACAGCTAACAACTACTCGTTCTTCTGTAACTGGTACTGCTTTGTTAAACTTTATTACCGTCAACGATGCAGCAGGTACAAACGGCTTAGTTCCAGGTATGCGTGTGTCAGGTACAGGTATTGGAACAGGTGCTACTATCGCCTCTGTATCAGCTAACCGCGTAACCCTATCCGTAGCTAACACAGGTGCTGTTTCTGGAACTATTACATTTGTTCCTAGAACTGGGTACATAGGTATCCCAGATGACTGGGCTCGTGACCAGGTAGGTTCAGGTTCTTTGGCTCCCCTAATGGACCTGATATCCTGGTGTTGACCGCTACTAATATCGGTACAGCAGCCGCGAATATTTCAGCCCGTATCTCATGGACAGAGGCTCAGGCATAATGTCCAAGGTTTACTATGGCAAGGCATTTAAAAATGCTACACTTTTAATAACCTCGGAAGGTAGGTAATAACACATGCCCGATTACTCATCACTGTCTACGCAGATTACTGCGGTTAAGACAGAGATTACAGATAGTCTTGCGGCGAGCACATATACCGCACAGGACCTTGTGTTCGTATCCAAGGCGTTAGAAACCCTTGGTGCCCTACTAGGGGTTAATGATATAGTTGCTGCAACTGCTGACCGCGTTGCTGCAATTACCTCTGCTGGTACAACGCAGGTAACTGCTGTTAATTCGGCAGGTTCAACCCAAGTAACTGCGGTTAATAACGCAGGAAACAGTAAGTTAGCTGCTATTCAAGCGGAAGCTGCTGACTTAACCATTCTCAACTACATAGGAGTACTAGCATAATGCCAACTACAGTAACCCGTTTTAGAGCAGGTACTGCTGGAACTACTGATGGCTCTGCCTACTCAGTTCCTGCAAGTAACACTGCAATTATTACAAACATCATTCTTTCAAATAAGACTGGTGCTACAAGAACTGTGACCATCACAACTGGTGGATTTTCTTTTTGCACAGGTCTTCAGGTTCCACCAAACGGAACCGTCAATTTCGATGCTCGCACAGTATTGAACGCTACGGAAACAATCACTGTTACTGCAGATGTTGCAGCCTCAGTTGACTTTTTGATTTCTGGCGTTTTGATTTCTTAACAACCAGGTAAAGGACAGGTATATAAATGGCTATTAGTTCAAGCAAAGAATTTATCGTATTCCCAAACGATAATTCTGGTCGCGTTTACGTAAAAGAGCAGGCCTTTACAGCCAGTGGTACCTGGACAGTTCCTGCTGGTGTAACAAGCGCTCAAGTCATCCTTGTTGGTGGCGGCGGTGGCGGCGGTGGCGGAAGCCAAAACGTCGCGGGTGGCGGTGGCGGTGGAGGACAAGTTATTGTTCGTAACATTGACGTCAACCCTCTACAGACCTACACAGTAACAATTGGTGCAGGTGGTCAAGGTGGTCTTGGAGCACTTACTGGTGCTGCAGATGAAATAAGCACACTTCCAGGTGGTAACGGTACTCCTACCTCATTTGGAACTATTACTGTTGCTAACCTTTTGACAAACACAGACTTTGATTACAACATTCTTGGTTGGGACTCAGACATTGTATTCCGTTCTGCAACTGGTATCTCAGGTCAGTCAGGTATTACTGTATATCCTAACGCTGCTGGTATCTCTGTTGGTCAGATTGTTTCTGGTAGCAACATTGCTGCTGGTGCTGTTGTATCAGCTATTACTGGAAACCAAGTCTCGCTATCAATTGCTAACACAGGTACTGTAAGCGCTATTATTCGTTTTGATAACGACACTGTTCGTCTACGTCCATCAAACATCTTCTTTAACAACATCTCTGGCGGCGGCGAAGCAACTAACCCACAGACATCAAACACACCAGGTTCTCCATATTTCCAGAACCTATCTAACAACATTTTGATGCCTGAGCTTTCACAGCTAGAAGAAGCAGCACTTGTTACTAACAACAACATCCGTCAGTATGGTATTGCTCTTTCTACATTTACCATCACCAATGCTGGTGTTCCTACAAAACTTCCTGAAATGGCTGGTGGGTACGCAAAGCTTGCAACTGGTGTTTTGACAGCAACTACCCTTACCTTGAACAATACACTGAACGTGTATCCAGGTATGTTTATTGCTGGAACAGGTTTCCAGTCAGGTACAACAGTTTTGAGCGTAAACAGCAGCACATCTATTACAATCTCAGCTGCTCTTACCGCTAACTTAACTAACGGCGATTGCACAGTCTCTTACTCAGGTGCTACTGGAGCTAACGCACTTATCTGCGGTACCAGCTCATCTACAGCTTCTGGTAACCCAACATGGGTTCAGTTCTCAAACATGAACTCAACCACAACCTCTAACGGTACTCAGACTGTGGCTGGTTTCCAGGGTGTTCCTTACATTCCAGGCGCAACCTACACCATGTCCGCATACGTTTCTACAAACGTAAACATCAGCACCAACACACCAATCGCATTCCAGATTCGTTCAACTGGTGCTTCTCGTAACGCGGTCTCTAACGTCTCTTACTCTGGCGGCTCTAACTCCGCAACCACTGATTCAATTGACGCAGGTACTTCTAACGGATTCTTCGTTCGTCAGGCAACCCCAGCAGCTTTGACTGGTTACGGCGGAAGCTTTACAACTACAGGAAACGCCTCTAACGGCTCATCCTCTATTACAGTTGCTGATACAAGCGGTATTTTGCAAAGCATGTTGATTACTGGTTCTGGTATCCAGTCTGGTACAACTGTACAGTCTGTAGTAGGAAACGTTGTTACTCTTAGCCTTCCAACTAACGCTGCAATTACTAACGGCTCTGTATCCTTTAACTCTGGTCAGTCACAGGTTCTTGGTTCAAACGTAACTCCTGGTCAAACACCATGGCGCCGTATTTCAGCAACCTTTACAACACCTTCAATTTCTACAACGCTTGCTAACAGCGTCTACCCATTTGGCTCAACACCACAGTTTATTCACCCAGTAATCTTGCTACAGCAAGGTTCTGTAAACTACTGGTTTGACAACATCCAGCTTGAAGTTGGTAACACAACAACAACCTGGCGCCCACCTGTATACCGTGAAGGACAGGCTCTTGTTGCAATGTCTAACAACGCACAGGGCGGTAACCTTGAAACATCACACAGATTTGTACGCGCCGTGGCTGGTACTCAGTATTCAGGCTCTGCATTCTGTTTAGATATGGGTACAGCCAACCAGTACCGTCCAGTTCGTGGCTTTATCGAGTTCTTCGATAAAGACTATAACTCACTACTTCGTACAGATGGCAGCAACGTATTCCTACCAATCTCTGGTGCTTCTTCTCTTACACAGCAGATGCCAGCAGTTACTTATCCAGTACGCGTAGGCGTTACAGCTACTGCTCCTGCAGGAACTTTCTGGATGAAATTTGGTATCTACAAGCTTAACGGAACACAATCAGCATCAGCTAACGCTATTGAGCTTGCTATCATGGCTCCACAGCTAGAGGCTGCAGCAGTTCCATCTATCTACAAAGAAGTTGATGGAGTTAACTATGTATACGCTGGACAAGCTGGTGTCACACCAATTGTTACAGCAGCAACTGTAACCGCTGAAGGCGGTGGCGGTGGCGGTACCTACAACGCTAACACTCTTGTATGGCAGTATGGTCTAGAAGGTGGTAACAACGGCGGTCACGCTGCACGTAACTCACACACCACTATGACACTTGCTGGTGGTGGAGCTGGTGCAGGTTCTGCAGGCTTCAACGCTCTCTCATACATGCCAGCCTTTACTGGCGGTAACACTACTGGTGGTCTTAACATCACCTCTGGTACTGCACAGCAGACCTGGCCACTAAAAGGAAACTACGGCGGCGCTGCTTACTGGCAGACTGGTACAGGCTCAGCTAACATCCCAGGATGGGGCGGAGACGGCGGATTCGGTCTTGCAGTCAGCAGTATTAGCAGCGGCTCACCAATTGGTATTGACCTTGGTGGCGGCGGCGGTGGCGCTGGTTGGGTTGCTAACTCACAAAACTTAACATCACCTGGTCGTGGAAACGGCGGCGGTGGAAAGGGTGGCGGAACCTGGATTCTTAACCAGTCTGCTGCATCTTCTGATTACTACGCACGCGGTATGGACGGCATCGCTAACACTGGCGGTGGCGGCGGTGGCGGCGGTTCTAACTGGTCTAACGACCCAGCAACCTTTATTAACCACGCATCTGCTAACGTTGCGGTTAACTACGAAGCGCTATCAGCTGAGTACTTCAAGTGGACACCTATCTACAACGCAACAATCGTTATCTCAGCACAAGCTGGTTTCTACGGTTCAAACGTTCTACGCGTAACCATCCAAGATGTTGGTAACGCAAAGGTAACTACTGTTTGGCAGTCATTCCCAATTCTTCCACGCATCCCACTATTCTTCACTGGTGTGGCTGCACGTCTAACAACTGCTCCTGGCGGTGTAACAGCATCACAGTTCCCAGGTCTTGCAAAGCGTGTACGTCCAACAGTTCGTTGGAAGGATGACAGAAACCTTCTTATCCGCGAAGACCGCCCAGACTTCAACATCGTATTTGCTGGTGTTAACACCATCACTTACCTAGGTGCAGCTGGTGCAACTTCAGGTTCCTGGTTGACACTGAACGCTCCAGAAAATGCGTCCTTCTTCGATGTATGCTGGGAGTTCCTATACTTTGACGCAGGCGATATCGTCGACGTTGACCTTGGTGGATGCCAGTATCAAGGCTATCGTGCTGAAGGTGGTAACGGCGCTGACGGTTATGCGCTTATCCGCTGGTTCGATAAAGCAGTCCTATAAGGAGTAACTAATGTCTAAAAAATTCGCACTGATTGATGGAACAGATGTAAATTCTGTAGCAGTAGCCAACTCCGAGGGTGACCTCGGAGTTATGGCTCAGCTATTTGAGGTTATTGATGTAACATCAGTAACCCCACAACCTTCAAAAGGTTGGACATATGAGGGTGGAATTTTCTATCCACCTAAGTTGTCTGAAGCTGCTAAGGCTATGTGGGATGGTCAAACCTTTAAAGACCCTAACATCATTGACGCCGAGGTTGTGGAAGAAGAAGCTCCTGCAATTGAAGCTCCTGCAGAATCTAGTAGAAAGAAGAAGTAAATGGCAATATCATCATCGCCTACGGTGTTGACCCAGTCTAACGACGCTTACATCAACGCTGGACATACTGGACGTTTGCAGACCTTCTCTGCCTCAACAGGTGCGGTAAGCATTAACGTTACTAATGGACCATTTGTCCGTATAACCAACCCAGTTGGTGCGGTAACTGTGACCTTTGTGGGTATCCCATCTGGTTATGGAAATCTATGGCAAGTTGAAGTTGCTAACCGCGGTGCAAACGCTGTGGCTTTCAACAACATTACTTGGGATGGCGGCTCTGCCCCAACCCTTGCTTCAGGTACTGGTAAGACTGTCCTTGAGTTTTACTCATGGGATGGTGGAACTAACATTTACGGACGCCTTAAGTTCGCAGACCTAGCTTAATATAAATATAGATTAGCTCCCCGCCGTCCCCAGGGACTGGCGGGGCTTTTCTATTTAAAGGTACAATTAAAACATGAAGATAGCCGTTTACACGATTGCATTAAACGAGGAACAGTTTGTAGAGCGCTGGTATGAGTCTGCTAAAGACGCGGACTACCTAATGATTGCAGATACTGGCTCAGTAGACGACACTGTTAAAAAAGCAAAAGCCCTTGGAATTGTGTGCCACACAATTAGTGTACGACCATGGCGGTTTGATGACGCTCGCAACGCAGCATTGGCACTGTTACCTGATGATATTGATTATTGCATTTCTTTAGATATGGATGAGCTGTTAGCACCAGGGTGGCGCAAGGAGATGGAGAAGATTCCTAAAGGAGCTACCCGCATACGCTATGACTACACTTGGAATTTTAATGATGACGGCACTCCAGGATTAACATTTGGTGGAGACAAGATTCACTCACGTCATGGATACCGTTGGGTTCACCCAGTTCATGAATGTTTATATGTAGACAGGATGGAAGAAAAAGAGCACTGGACTAAACTAGGCCTGTGGCACAAAGCAGATAACAGCAAATCCCGTGGTCAATACCTTCCATTACTTAAATTGTCTATAGAGGAAGACCCACACAATGACCGAAACGCGTACTACTACGCACGTGAATTATTCTTTCATGGTCAATATGAAGAAGCTAAGAAACAATTTGAACGCCATCTAAGTTTGCCAAAAGCCATATGGAAAGCTGAAAGAGCTAGCTCCATGAGATACATTGCCAAGTGTTCTGAAGATGAGGCTGAAAAATTAAAGTGGTGGAAGCTATCTATACAGGAGTCTCCTGGAAAACGGGAAGGGTATGTAGAGATGGCAAATTATTATTACAACAAAGGAAGCTTTTCTGAGTGTCTGCATCTATGTAAGAAAGCACTTAATATTAAAGAACGAGACATGGACTACTTAAATGAGGCATTTGCCTGGGGCTCACTTCCATATGATTTAGCTGCCGTATGTTCTTATTGGCTTGGTGAAAAAGAAAAGGCCGTTGAATATGCTGAGAAGGCGGTAGAGCTAGACCCGACAAATGAACGATTAAAGAGTAACCTAGAACTCTGTAGGAAGGACATCGCTTAATGAGAGGCCATACTCCTGGCGGTCGCTTTGACGCTGACTTTGAAACCACCGACCTGTTAAAGGGTGTGGACCATGACCTTAAGTACCCAGTTGGTACAAAGGCTCTTTGGTATGTTTGGAATCCAACAGCAACAGTTGTTGACCCTATCTATGATACTGGTCAAGATATCAGCGCTAATCTTGGCGGTAAGAGGTGGCTAGGACCGTATGAACTTCCAGTAGTTCGTGCAGTTATTACTCAGGGCCAAGCAAAGACTTCCGCTGTTGGTTACTACAACGCTGATGAGCTTCACCTAACTCTCAACATTGAAGATGTAGAGAGGATAGCTCCTGGGGTTATAGCGAACCCAGATAGGCAAAACAGAGGCCGCATCGTTTGGAAGAACCAGGTCTATAGACCATACGGCGTTCAAGAGCGCGGCATTATTGCTGAAAGATTTACCCTCTTGGTTGTAGAATGTATACAGGTCATGCCAGAAGAAATGGTCAATGACCCGCAGTTCCAAGCGTACGCTAACTAGGAGGCTATATGGCCGTTGTTCATGAATCTTTTACTGTGGGAACCAGTCCCGTCCTACTTGCAACAATTCACCACAAGAACCCAGAAACAACTGTTCAAATTGTTAATGATGACAACAATAGCATCTATATTGGTGACGCCACTGTTGCAACTAGTGGGGCAGACAAAGGCCTTACAGTAAAGAAGGACTCCGTGTACAGCATCAAATTAAATGCGGGCGACAAACTTTATGGTGTTGCCGCAGTTGCTACAACCGCAAATTCTGTATCCGTTCTCTACTCAAGTGTGTTTTAATTAAATGACAAAAAAAGATAAACCAGCCAAACTTATTGCGGGTGGGGCCCCTCACGTTGTCTACAAGAAAGACAAAAAAGTGATTGTTGACCACCTAGGCAAAAAAAGTGGCAAGTACGATAAGATTAACCTAACCCAAAAGGGTGGAGCCAAGACCGTTAAACAAGGCGTCAAGGCAGTAAAGAATTGGCATTCAAAGAATGCCCATCGTAGTCAGGGCAGATAATGGCAAAAAAAGAGAAGCCAGTTTGGGAGAAAAAGGACCCAACCCCAGGCAAATCCAGTAAACTATCTAAGAAGCAGAAAGCTTCTGCAAAGGCTAAGGCGAAGGCAGCAGGCCGCCCTTATCCTAACCTCGTCGACAATATGGCTGCTGCAAGAAAGAAGAAAAAGTAATGTGCGCAACCTGTGGATGCATGGGCTCAAAGAAGTCCGCTAAGAAGGCAGCAGCTCCAAAGAAGGCAGCTAAGAAGGCAGCCGCTAAGAAGATGCCAGCTTTCCTTAAGAAGGCAGATAAGAAAAAGTAACCATGGCTAAAACTCCCTCATTTATGAAGGGCAAATATACAAAGTCTAAAGACGAGAAAATGGATGCTCGTCTTATGCGTAAGGCTGGAATCACCGATAAGGATGATAAGGCAGACTTTGAAAAGATGGACAAAGCCCATGGCAAAAAGAAGAAACCTAAGACCATTGCCGAAGATAAAAAGATTGACCTAAAGATTATTGGCAAGGTTAAGAAGAAAGAAAAGGCTGAAGAAAAGGCCGAAAAAAAGAAAAAGAAGTAAACCGCTTAGGGGCCCAAACGGGCCCCTTTGCTTTATCCTAGTTAGTGAGCCCATGCGGGGCTCAAAGCACCACCCCCTGCGTATTACTCTGCGACTCCTACAGGAGAACCATGCCTGAAGATAAGAAGATAAGTAAAGCTTCCGATGTGGAATTCATCGAGGCTTTATCCGAAGCCAATAAAGGCTCGGGCGTGGGCGTGTGGAAAGCACTTGTAGCAGGAGCAGTAGCGCGAGGGATTATTAACGGTGTTACCAAGCAGCGTCGTAAATAATTTTAATTCTAAACTGTCAACAGTCTCTAGCTCGTTGACCGATGAACTTCGTCGTCAAGCTCTTCAACGCGGGTGGCCTTCTGAAATTGTAAATGCCATTGCAGTCTCTAATAACGGCGGAGTATTTACAGTTACATACCCAGACCATCTTCGTCAAAAAATAGAGAGCCTTGAATACGGCGATGGTCCTAATCCACCATCACCAGTTATGCGCTCTTTTGGCTATAGGGCTGATAAAACTGCAAGCCGTATTTATGAGTTAACTCATGAATCCTTAATAGAAGCGAACAGGATTTAATATGGGTAATCCATTTATCATTGCAGAAGACCTAGCCTTAAAAACCTTGCTACAAGGGATGACCGTGTCTGATGAAAAAAATGCTAGTCGTCAGGTGAAGGTGTGGTTTGGTTATCCAGACGTAGAGGTCAGGACCCAAGAGTTCCCATTTGTCACTATTGATTTGATTGACATGATTCCAGCAAACGAGAGGCAAACCTCTGGAATGCTTACAGACAATGATTACCGCGGAACTATTGCTCCAATATCTGGTAGGACATACTCCTACGAGATACCAGTAGCTTTTGATTTGGTGTATCAAATTACAACCTACGCGAGAAACCCTCGCCATGATAGGGCCATTATTCATCAGCTAACCACTAAGTTTCCATCAAAGTACGGCGGCTTGTTAGTGCCTAATGAACTAGGTACTGAAACATCAAGACGACATATGTTCCTTGATGGGTTTGCAAAAAGAGATGCAGTTGAAAGTGAAACTGGAAACCGCAGACTTTTGCGCAATATCTATACAGTAAGAATTGTTAGCGAACTTACTCCGCTTTCTGCAAAGATTGCAACTAAGCGAGTTGAGGAAGTTAACATTAACACTAACCCAGTGTCCGTACCACAAGCCGTAATCCCTGCAGGACTAACAAAACTTTAATACACGGTCACCAAAGTCTATCTAAAGGAGATATAACAAATGGCAGTACTACGACCAGGGGTCTACGTCGAAGAGACGCTCAACCCTGTTGCACCTGTAGTTGGGCCAAACTCAGACTCTATTGGTGCCTTCATTGGTACTAATGACAGAGGACCAGTTTTGACTCCAACTCTTGTAACCTCTTGGAGCCAGTATGTAACAACATTTGGTTCTTGGAACACCACAGCAAATAACGACCTTCCGTTAGCTGTATACATGTTCTTTTCAAATGGTGGAAGTCAATGCTACGTAACACGCATAGCAAACGGAGCAACAACAGCAACCCGTTCTTTTGCAGACCGTGCAGCTACCCCATCAGCAACTCTTCAAGCTCAGGCTAAGAACCCTGGTGCTTGGGGTAACAATATTAATCTTTCTGTTGTCAACTCAGTAACCTCAGGCCTATTTGACCTGCTTGTTTACTACAACGGCAACACTGATGCAAACCTAGTTGAGCGTCATAATGACTTATCAATGACAGCTTCAAACGCACGTTATGCACCAACAGTTGTAAATGCAGGGTCAAACTACATTACGTTGACTGACCTTAACTCTGGCAACACAGGCGCTACCCGCAACCCAGCAGTTGTATCTAATCAGACTCTAGCTTCTGGAGGAGCTGGAAGTGCTGTCGGAAACACAGACTATGCAAATGGTTTGTTAAGTTTTGATACTGTTAAACAGTCTTTGGTTCTTAACATTCCAGGAAACTCAACTGTTCCAGTTATCAACGCAGCAATTGGGTATGCAAACAGCAGACAAGATGTGTTTGTAGTTATTGACGGAGTATACGATGTTGTTTCTACACAGCTTGCTCTTGCTTCACAATACACATCTAACTCTTTAGCTGCAGTTTATTATCCAAACCTATTAATCTCTGACCCAACAGCCGCTGTTGGTTCAGGCTCAGGTCGCACCGTAGCCGTTGGCTCTGGCGCTGCAGTAGTAGGTTTAATGACAGCAACAGATGCTTCTCGTGGAGTATTTAAAGCACCAGCAGGTCTACAGGCTCGTCTAGCTGGAGTTGTATCTGCTGTAACTTTAACAAACGCAGAACTTGATAGTCTAAACTCAGCGGCCGCACCAGTTAACGCAATTAAGTTTGTACCTGGTTCTGGCTTTGTTGTAATGGGCTCTCGTACATTGAAGCCTGGCTATGTTGATAAGTACGTACCAGTACGTCGTACTCTTATTTATCTACGTAAGGCTCTTACAGACCTTACAGAATTTGCCATCTTTGAACCAAACGATGAAGCACTATGGCGTCGTATTGAAGCAGGAATTAGTACTTTCCTAACAGACTTCTGGAGCAAGGGCGGCCTACGAGGAGCAACTCCTCAAGCAGCATTCTTTGTCAAGGTTGATGCAGAAAACAACCCGCAAAGTTCAATTGATAATGGATATGTAAACATCGAAGTCGGTGTTGCATTACAGCGTCCAGCTGAATTCGTTATCATTAAAATCGGTCAGTTTGACGGTGGAACCACCGTTACTGTGGCGTAAAGGAGATAACCACAAATGGCTAGCAGCATAATCAACCGCCACTCAACCTTGGCAACAGACCCG